GTTTCACGAAGATTCCCTGCATTCTGATCGACAATTCCAACAACATCAATTCCAAACTCTTTCATCTTGTCGATAGACTGCTGAGTTGGGTTAATAATACTGGCAAGACCAGACTTTAGTGCGTTAGCCGACTCGCTTGCGTTAATGCCACCTTCACGCATTGCAGTCAAGAAAAACGCTAGATCTTCAACGTCTCCACCCAACTGTTGAATAACAGCACCGGCTTTTGGAATTGCAACGTTAAAGTCTTCAATTGAAAGAATGGTCTGGTTTTCTACGGCATTAAGAAAAGCAATCTTGTCTGAAAGCTCTTCCGTTGACAAACCAAAGGCATTAGTCAAGGAGATAGTGGTATCTAGTGCCTCTTCCTGTTCGATACCGCCCAGCACAGCAAGTCTGGTGGCCTGTGTGACCTGGTTTGTTAGGTCTGTTCCAGTTGAACCTAGCTGTGCAACCGTAGCGGCGAGTTCTACTGTTTTTTCTACTGCTATGCCGTATTTGGTAAACTCTGTAGCAAGCTGTTTTATGTCTTCAATTGCTTTTTCAGTTTCTGCCTCGGAGGTGAACATGTCTCCATAAACACGCTTAAACCGAATAGCCTGCTCTTCTAGCTTCATGAACTCTCGGCCAGCCATAGCCCCCATGATTGTCAGTGGAATAGTAAAGCCAACCATAAGTTGACGACCAGCCCACTGAGTGTTCTTACCCCAGTTAAGCAGGTTTATTGAACCCTGTCTAACTAGCTGATTTAAAAGTGCTTGTTTTTGAGCAGCTATTGCTGTTTGTGTTCCAAGACTTTGAAGATCTAGAGTAAGTGGACGAACTCGGATTGCCTGCATTGCGCCATTGGCATCACGACCCATCTTGATATACTGAGTCTGAAGACCTTTAACTCTTTCTCGGGCGACCTTGTTGATTGTGTTAAATTCAGACTTGAACAGCCTTCCAAAACTTTTTGTAGACGCTCCAGCAAACCTAAAATACTGTCCCATGGACAGCTTGTTTTTTTCTAGGGCATTCGTAAAAGACTCAGTAGTGCTGCTAATTCGAGTCATATTAGCACTAAACTGGCCAGTAGCATTTATGCCATTGACCAGATTGCGCTGTAGATTTTGAGCTTGAGCAGCGGCGGCGGCACCGCCTTTTGACATTGTTGAATGGAAAAGGGATATCTGCCGTTGCAGCTGCTTAATTTGTGCTAACGCTGCTGACGCATCAACATCTATTCTAATATTGGCGTTGGTATCAGCCATTCATTAGCATCCCTTCAAGTTTTTTGTCTACGTATTAACAATATTGTTAATAGCAGACATGTTTACCCCCGAGGCCTCTTCAACAATCTTATAAACTGTTGGCAAATCTAGGCTGTCCTCAAGTGCTTTTGCGTCTCCAGCGATCTCTGGCTTGTACTGCTTCATAGCGATCTGTACGCACTCCATTAGGATATCCATAGACTTGTCGTTGTTCTCGGCAACCTTTGCGATGCCTTCAAATTTCTTCATAAATTCTCTTAGTAGTGAAATTTTTAGTGGTCTGACTTGTAGCTCTGTTCCATCAAGGAGCTGTACTGTTTTTGCTTCGTTAACTGTTGTAGTCATTTGTTTGTTTTTTCCTTTCGACGAGCTACATCTATAATTATAGCATAGCTGGATTATCTTTTATAGCTTTTTGTAGTCGAGGCCCATCCCAATTCCAAAGCCAGCTTTAGCAGCAGTTTGTCCCTGCAAAGCCAAAACGTCATTTGGATCCGATGTTCCTCCACCACTGAATACCCTTGCTTTCATTTCTTCCCAAGCATTATTCTTTCGGTTGTTCTTATCTAGATCTACCCCTTGAATTGCGGCAAGAAATTTTTTCTCTTGGTAATCGATGTCTCTCTTAGAAGAAAGTATAGCAGTTATTTCTGGCATTGACAAGGAGGACTCCAGCTCTTCGTAGTCTTTCCATATACCCAGTAAAAATACCTCAGACTCTAAGCCGACCAAGTCTAGTGTTTTCCAAGTCTCGCCGCTGCTTTGGGCCTGCTCTTTAACTGGCTCGCTTTTATCTTCGTTAACTTTAATTCCTGCAGCAATATCAATTATCTTGTATACCGTTGGCAGGTCTAGATTGTCTTCTAAGTCTTCTATTGTTTTAATAGACGGATAGTACTGTTTCATTGCTATCCTTGCACACTCAGAAAGAACTCCTACGGCATCTTCGTTATCTGAAATACTGTCTAGCTTTTCAAAAGCCTCCATAAACTCTCTTAAGAATTTAATCTTCAATGGCGTAATATATACCTCGGTGTTATCTACCAGTTTAATTGTTGTTGACTCATATACCATGGTTGCCATTACTCTAGTATAGCAAAATAAAATCGCCCTGGCTAATGCCAAGGCGATCTTATTGTTATTAAGTTGTTGCGGTATTAGCTACCAGCTGGGATGGTACGGTCCACAATCTGTCCGTAGGATGCGGAGGCATCTGCGGGGAGAAGTCTAAACGATACCTCGAACATTGTTGGCTCGTCGCGCTTAGCTGATACGGTAACGCTCTCAATTGAGAGTGCACGGTATGCAACATAAATACGCTCGATCTGGTCACCAAGTGCACAGTCTCCTGTACCTGGGCCAACCGCTACCAAGCCACGCTCGACAGCACACTCTCCAATGTCACCGGCGGACATGTTCATTACTGGGTTACCAATAGCGAATCCGGCTGTAGACGTTGCGAGGTCTGCATCTTTACCGGCGAGGGCAAAGAGAAGATTCTCTAGAGTGGACTCAGCAAATGCTGTGTTTAGATTAACCTGCATACCTTGCTTGTAGAGTTTAGCTACGTCAAGGAGCTGGTCAACCTGGACCTCACCAAAGTCGGGCTGGAAAACAATTTCCAAACCGTTCATGGTGTACCCAACGTTACGAAAATCTGTGTCCGTTGATAGTGTTTCACGGAAAGATACATCGTCAATAACGTCTGGCAGGTCTGCTTCAGAAAGCTCGGAAGCTCCTGCAGCTGGCTCGTATGTAAAGAGTGCTGCTGCACCAACAATAATGTTAGCACTTGATCCTCTTGAATATGCCATTTTTTTTCACCTCTTTCTTGTGTTAGAAATGGGCGCGTTTCCTCGTTATAAGTATAACAGCCGTTTTACAATATTTTAAGATTCTTCTGGTGGTACATTGAGGTACCTGGAAACAGGAGATGGGTTAAAGTCTGGAGCATGATAGCAATAGTCGATGATTATCTTATTCCCAAAATAAGTTTTTGCTGTAGCAAAATCTATAATGTCCCTAGTCTCTTCTAGCTGAAAAACTTTGGTATTATGAAAGTATGGAAGAAGAAAGTCTAACCCATCGAAATCTACGGTCTTAGGTTCGGTGCCTGGAGACTGCTCGGCTTTCTGCGCAATCCAGTAGTTAAGCTCCTCAGCTGACTCATCTCCTCTATCTAATAAATTATAAATCATATCAGTTGTTTCAAACAAAATCCCTGCTTGAACTGCGTCTGTTAGGGACCCGTTCTTGTAAAGATAATACAGCACCTGCTCGTCTTTCTTATGAGGAAAGGGGCCACGACTCATTCTGAACATTCTTTCGTATACCGCAAATGGCTGGTCTTCGTTAGCCTGGGGAAAGCCCTCATACAAAGCCTGAATATCGGTAGGGGTTGATGGAACAAAAAACATCGGCATACCAAAATAATCTGGCAAAACCTCTTCAATTTTTTCTGCTAAAAATTTATTTATAAAAACTGCTGGGTTTGAAACTGGTCTGTGCATGTTATCCTGCCTTCTTAGATATCCACTTGTAGCCGACACTATAGCCAGCGGACCTTCCACCATGTTTTCCTCTATTAAGATTTCTCTTAAATGGTACTGGATTATTTAGGTGATCAAGTATCCCTGTTGTTCTTAAAAAAGATTGCTTAAAATATACATTAAAGAAAGCATCAAAGGCTCTTTCAAATCCCCCCTCTGCATCCTGACCTCCTGGATCTGTTATAGTAATTGGTTTTTTAGTAAAAACCTGTTTTTCATTATCGTTAAAAGAAAGAACTTCTGAGGATACCGGCCTAATAGTTACAGGAATTCCATTTTCTATTATTTGAGCTTTGTTATAAAATGGAACTTTTGATCCACTTTTAATACTTACGGATTGCCTGAAAGTAGAGTTAAAAGAAAGACCTATCTGATTGCTAATATAATTAATGTCAAATAGTCTTGCTGCTGGGCTTCCTGTCTGGTACCACTCATATACATGGTGCAATGCGGTTGGGTTTACTCTTGCGTTTGCATCAATAAAATCTTTGATACCCTCAACAACCTCTACTCCAATATTGCCCAACAAGGCAGTCTTCCCCTGATTCACACCTTCAATAAAACCTGTAGAGTAATTAACAATATTGTTTAAATCTTTTGCAAACTGTTTGTTATTAAATTTTACGACAATCATTATAGAATCCCCTGATTCTCTGATCTACGCAGCACTACCGTGTAGTGTTCAATTTTTCTAAACGGATTTATGAATGGTTGCTGTGTAGCAATTTCAAAGACAGTACCCTGTCCTTTTCTTTTCCCAGAGCTTTCAGAATAGTACAAAGTTTCGTCTGTATGCCTGATGTTTGTAATAAGAATATTTGTAAGACCATTTTCTTCTTGGGAATCTGCAATTCTCAAGTCTGTTCTTACCCTTGCAATAAGTAAAGACTCTTGGGTTAAGTCTATGTTTACAATAAGCTCTTCTTTTGTTTCTGCTCCAGCACGAATAAAGTTACCGGCTATAGTCCTGTCCAAAAGCCAGCTTTTAGATATTGCACCATATGCTCCCGGTTCGATAACGGGATGGTATACATCTGCCAACATTGGAAACTTAAAGCTTGTAAGCTCACAGCTAACCATTACAGAACTCCGATGATTCGGATTGATTTTGCATACTTAGACAGAATCTTATCCACTATCATATTGCCAGTTCCCTCAAAAACCCTATCGTCAAATTTAATCTTAAATTGATCAGTGTTGTAGTCTTTAATATATCTTCCAGCATAATCTAGGTTGTTGCACTTAATGTCTTCAACCAGCAATTCTGCGGCTCTTATAATTTCTGAGGGGACCTTCTTGTATCCAACTTCTAAATGAATTGTATAATCGAATGTTTTTGCGAATCCACGGTAACCAAATGTCATGTCCCACAAATCAGACATTGCTTGCGGTAGGACCAAGTTGGCTCCTTCGGCCCTATTGATTTGACCGTTATAGTCAATAGTGATTGCGGTCTTGTCGTCGGTTAGCTTATATAACATAGACGCATTATCCAAGTCTGACGAGTCATACATTAAAACATTGTTTTCATAAAGTTTGTTTAGTTTCTTGACGTTAAGCCACATGGGAAGATAGTCTGCACCGAGTCCGACTATATCTATGACTCTTTTCTTGTAATAAAATCCTTCTATTACGACAGAGTCTATAATTGCTCTGGCTAGCTCTTCATGCCTCGTGTACTCTGCTACCTCGCTAAAATTTGAGGCTATCTTATTTGGGTCTACGTATGGTCTTACCACGGTAAAGAAATGCTCTGATCCATCTACAACAACTCTATATTCACTATCATAGTGACTAGAGAAAGAAACAGTTATTTCAGAATCACCGTTAGAGGTTGTGGCTCCAGAAATACTAGATGAATCTGAAAGATTTAAAATAGTATAATTATACTCTGTAGCAGCTTCAGAAACCTCAATAGTAGCTTGGGGCTCTGAAGAAGCAATTCTTAATATTTCCATGTATTACAAACCAAACTCTGATGCAACCTCTTCTGGCGTAGCCTCTCTCACATGGTTACGAGTAAGCCATTTGTCTGCCTGATCTTTGGTTACAATATTATAGCCCTTGGAAATTTTTCCTACACCTATCCAAGATACATTGCGATCAGAGTAAATAGCTACGGTTGGCTTTTTGTGCCCCGCTTTTGCGGATGGCTTTTGGGTTTCCCCATTTGTTCCTATTACGGATGACTTGTTTTGTGTTTTTAAAAATGGAGTTTTGTCTTCTGTTGATCTTTCCTTAGAAGAAATTGCAGAAGCTCTATTTTTCTCTTGTAATTCTTTTACCTGCTTTGTGTATTTTTCAGCTAGCTCTTTTGGAATAAGAGCTTCTCCATCTTGAAGTTTGGCGAGTTGTATATCCGCAGATACCTCTGTTTTTGCCATAATAAAACCTTTCTGTTCTACATACAATTATATCAGAATAATAATGAATAAGGGGGCGGAGACAATGTCCCCACCCCCCTATTCGGGTATTGCCTAAGAATTAGGAATCTGAAGCTGCATCGGCAAATGCGATGGCGTCTTCTTCTTCCAACTGAATACCAAAGCGAACGAACACTGTGTATTCAATGGTGTCTTTCTTAGCAACATATTCACGGTTTACTGTGATGTCTCTCTGGAAGCCCCAAATACGGTTTGCGGGGAAGGTTAGGTCCACGAAACCATCTGGGTAGTAAGGAACCTCCATGACGTCGATACCCAAGACACGAGTGGTGCGAGCTGCACCGAATGTCTGACCAACACCGTCAAGGTATGACTGAGTGTTTGCCTGAGTATTTCCGTTGGTTCCTAGTGCTTCAGCGATAGCATCTGACAGAGTACCGTTGTTCTTTACAATGCCCTGGAATGCGTCGGTACCTGCGTAGAACTTAAGGTTGTTCTTAAGTGCGCGATACTTACGAGGCATTGCCAAGACAATGTCCTGCATGACGTCTGGAGTCCAAGCGTCATCGGTTACGGTTACAACAGACTCGTGAGCATCGCCACCAGTCTTTTCTTTGTTAACGAACCCGTCCATAATAGACAAGAAGTTACCGGTTGC